AAGCACCTCAAACTGAAGAGGCCGAGGGAGAAGTCGAGGGAGAAGTCGAGGAAGAAGTCGAGGAAGAGGAAGAAAAGCCACTACCAGATGTGATTGAGGTACGGTGGAAAGATGCCGCTGCAACCAAAAACCTAGATGACCACATAGGCAAGGTTCATGACGAACTGAAAATATTTCTCTATAAATCAAAGTTGACGGAGAAGAAGATTTTTATTGCCCTCGATAAAACTTCCGAGGCTCTAGTAAGAAAAAAAGAATCCCTCCGTGAGTTATATGGAGTGCCCGGCCCGGAGGAATATGAGTATATTATTCCAGAGGCTACAGGCCGCTCTGGATTTTTCAAAAAGAAGAACTAGTCAAATCGATAATTATTGAGACTTTCGTGGTTTCGAGAACTATTTATAATGTGATAAAGTAATCTAATTTGTGTTATTAGAAGGAGATCTTTTAGATGTCAGTTAAGAAATTTAAATTTGTTTCACCGGGCGTGTTCCTCAATGAAATTGATAATTCGCAATTACCAGCAGCAGATGTTGGAATTGGCCCAATTATAATCGGAAGAACAGCTCAAGGGCCAGGAATGAGACCTATTACCGTCAGGTCCCCGGCAGAATTTGTCGAAGTATTCGGTAATCCAATCCCCGGTGGCGGCGGCCCCGTTGGAGATGTATGGAGAGAGGGCAACTTATTGAGCCCCACTTACGCGTCATATGCAGCACTCGCATATTTAAATGCCGGCGTCGGACCCGTAACCATGATGAGACTTCTTGGAGAAGCAAATCCGGGACAGGCTGATACAGATGCAGCTAGCGCTGGCTGGAAATGTTCCGGTTCACTCGCGACTTCGCCGACAACAAACGGCGGCTCTTACGCATTATATCTTTTCCAATCAGCTTCTAGTGGAGTACACACAGGATCCTTGGCCGCAACAATTTATTGCGATAAAGGCGCCTTGACGCTTACAGGCGCCCTTGAACAAACAGGTGCAGATGACGAGGGCACATGCTCTCTTTTCGAAACTATCGGCACCTATGGCGAGTCCAAATTACAAATTAGAGACGAAACCGGAACTGTTGTCTATACAACGGCATTTAATTTAGATAGAGATTCAGACAAATATATTAGAAATGTTCTAAACACCAATCCCGTATTGACAAATCCAGCACTTGTTGCGTCCGCAAGCCTCAAGAAGGGAGAACAATATTATTGGCTCGGAGAAACGTTTGAAAGGTCCACCAATGAGGTGGTAACTAACCTTTCAACCAATTCTGGACCCAGCATCCTCGCACTACTTGTTGCGCAAGAAGCCTCCGGTAGTATCGATATTCAAAGAGACGACATGCAATTGAGCGCCGAAGCACCCGAAACTGGATGGTTCTTTTCCCAAGATTTGGGGACGATCGCAACAGATTACAACGTATTCGACATGCAGAGACTCTTCAAGTTTGTTTCCCTACACGAGGGCACTTGGGTTCAAGAGAATCTTAAGATCTCCATTCAGGATATTAAGGCGTCTCCCGATCTTACAAACAAATATGGCTCCTTTACGGTTCTCGTCAGAAGAGCTTCCGATAGGGACAACAAAGTTGAGGTAGTGGAGAGATTTAGCGGCGTCAATCTCAATCCGAATTCAGAAGATTACATCGCCAGAAGAATTGGTACAAAGTGGCAAGAATATGATTATCCCGAAGCGCGCCTAAAGACTTACGGAGAGTACATCAATAGATCAAAATTTATCAGAGTTATAGTGAATGAGCTTGTCGACGCGGGCTCAACTGATCCAAGATACCTTCCTTTTGGAACCTTCGGCCCATTAAAATTGGAGCCCTATGCCGGCGTCCTTTATGCAAGCGCTTCCGTTGGAGTTATTCCGACAGACGCTTTTTTCAACGGCGCTTCTGACATCCCACTGGGTGTCACGCCAAACGATGGAGAGTTGGCACTCGGAGCAGATGTTGACCTACTCATGAAGGCCCCATCATTATCTGTGAGACTATCCGCATCAGACGGGGGTCTTGGAGACATTCAAGATGCATTCTTCGGCCTCGATACTCGAATTTCACGCGGATCTTCACGATTCGACGCGGGCTATGGCGATTATTTGAGAGCAAACCCAGACGGCGTAGTGAGAGTTGACGGCTTTGAGCAGATCGATCTTTCGGCATGGAAAACGGGTACGGACACCAAGTACGCAAGTTGGCAATACATTGTCTCCTTGGACGATGTGGTGGTTACAGGCTCTACTGATTCAGAAGTCTTCTGGCAATCCGGCTCCAGAGCAGGCGAAATTTCAAAAACAGCCAAAGGCGGCGAATGGTCAGAGATTTTAACCGCAGGATTCAATCGACTAACAACAGCGTTTTACGGCGGAATTGACGGTTTTGATGTCAAGGAAGCTGACCCTGTCAGAAATAGTTTGATGGTTACTAGTGATTCAGACACCTCCAACTATGTTTATAACACAATTAAGAGAGCGATTGATTCCGTTGCGGATCCAGAAGTAATTGAATCAAATTTGATTACGATGCCCGGTCTCACGAACTCATCGCTCACGCAGCACATTATTGATATCTGTGAAGATAGAGCGGATTCCCTGGCAGTCATCGACCTCGAAGATGTATACACTCCGCCGGCGGAAGGAAAGGAATATCTGTCTTTCAAAGATCGGCTTGGCACAGTTTCCGATGCAGTAACTTCTCTGAAAGATAGAGCAATCAATAGCTCGTATGCATGTACATATTATCCATGGGTTCAAATTCGGGATACCATTTCAAGTCAACTTCTTTGGGTGCCACCCTCTGTTGTCGCACTTGGAACTTTCGCCTCTTCCGAAGCGAAGAGTCAAGTATGGTTTGCCCCAGCTGGATTTAACCGTGGAGGCCTAACTGAAGGATCTGCTGGTGTGCCGGTACTCGGAGTATCAGAAAGAGTTCGCTCCAAGGATAGAGACACGCTCTACGAATCAAACATTAATCCGATCGCTATGTTCCCATCCGAAGGAATTGTAATCTTTGGACAAAAGACACTCCAAGTTACACAGTCGGCACTCGATAGAATTAACGTTAGAAGATTGCTGATTTACATCAAGAAAGAAATTTCAAAAATCGCAAACAATATTTTGTTCGACCAGAATATTAAAGTAACGTGGGCTAGATTCACTGGCCCTGCAAATAGATTTCTCGCAAATGTTCAATCTGGCGGCGGTTTGACAGAATTTAAGGTTATCCTTGACGATACAACAACAACCCCAGATCTGATAGATAGAAACATTGTTTATGCAAAGATCTTTTTGAAGCCAGCAAGAGCAATTGAATACATCGCGGTAGATTTTAATATTACGCGGACGGGAGCTGCTTTCGATGATTAAACAAGACAATAAAAATTTAGAAGACTACTTAATGATAGGAAAAGCCCAAGGGAGAAATAGTTAAATGGCATTCTGGACAACAGCACAGGGAAGAGATCCCAAAAGAAAATTTAGATTTTTGCTCACAATCGCAAATCTTCCAGAAGGCGGCCAGTGGTTTGTAAAAACTTCTGACAGGCCATCTCTCGAAATTGCGTCAACAGAACACAAGTTCTTGAATCACACATTTTATTATCCCGGATCCGTCACTTGGAATGAGATTTCAGTGTCTCTGGTCGACCCAGTAGATCCTGACATGCAATATGGACTCGCCGATATCCTCAGAGGATCTGGATATTATATTCCGACTAACACCAGCGGACTAAATACAACGAATACAACCACAATTGCAAAATCAAAGGCCGCCACAGCGCTAGGCGTGGTCACGATCCAAATGATCGACTCTGATGGCAACCCTACTGAAACCTGGATTCTCAACGGCGCCTGGATTTCTGGTATTGAAAACTCCAATTTGGAATATGGTTCCGACGACCTTTCTGAAACAACGGTTAAGTTTAGATATGATTGGGCAACCCTAGAGACAGAAGGCGCTCCAGATCCGATGTACGACAGGCAAACAAAGCCCATCGCTCCGAGCGGAGTGAAAGGTACTGCTCCCAACTCAGAGAGTTTCGGG